CTTATTTAGATGTTGATTATAGAAAATCAGGTCCAAAGATGGTTTGTTTTTATGCGGGTAAGCCATCACAATATTTAGATTTACCTAAAGGTAACTTTAAGTTTAGAGACGATGCTTTTGAAATGAGAAGAGCTTCTGAAAACCCATTGATTGAAGACCAAAAAGGTAAAAAAGATTGGGCGGTATCAAACAAGTGTGTTGGATTTAACGTTGATATTGGTATTAGAAATCAAAATATATTCTATTCATTTAGTGTTAGTCAGGATAATGGTAGTGCAACTTCAGAGTCAATTAACACACAATTAAACATGGTTGACCAATCATCAGGAAGACAGACCGCAACACAAAACGTAAGTTTATATAATCTTTACAAACAAAGAAGTTATAAGTGTACAGTTGTGTCTTTAGGTAATGCTTTATTACAACCAACAATGTATTTCAACTTGAGACACGTACCAATGTTTAACGGTCCGTATATGATTCAAGATGTTACACATACAATTCAGCCAGGAAACTTCCAAACACAATTTACGGGAGTTAGACAAGGGATATATGATTTACCTGCAATTGATTCTTTCTTACAAAGTATTAATCAAAATCTTATTACTAAGTTAGAAGAGATTCTTAAAATTAATAAAGACAGTGTTACTGTTTCAGGAACAACAAATGCAATTAATAGTCAACAACTTCCTCAAAAGGCAGACAATACTTTAGACACAACAAATTCTTGTGAAAGTAATGTTCTTAAGGTGTACAACCCTGTTAATACTCCAGGTAGATATGTTTCGGTTCAAGGAACTGCAACTGAGATTAACGAAAAAACATTAGCGGATACATTAAAAAGACTTTCACCAAATAGTCTAGACCTTCAAACCATGATATATTGTATGTCATATCTTAAAACTTTCCAACAAAATTCAAGTAGTAAAATTGGTAAGTTTTATGCGTGGAATAACAACTTAGCAATGATTTCATTAGACGTTGATTGGGGACCTCAAACATCTCAATTATCAACAACTTACAGTTGTATTAAATCTAAAAGTAATCCATCAACAAATATTTCACATCCTATTACTCATTTTAACACCCTTGACTCGTATGTTAATTTTATGATTTCAAGAATGGCTCCGAGGATTGACCAAATATTAGAAATTGGATTAACAAAATATTATGTTTGTTTTTGGCCAGGTTCTAATGTATCGTCAGAATATTATGATTCACATACTAGTGAGTTTCAACAAACAACAGATACCTTATATAAGGCATTGTCTTCTGCGGTTAGTGTTGGATTGTCGAGTTTAGATAGGTCTAAAGACTTGAAATTAACAATTCAAGATAATATTAATAAAATAAAAGCGGCACTTGCTGCGTCAGGCACCACAAGAACATCGGGTACTACTACATTAGTTGACCCATTTGCGTTGTTCTCAGGAGCCACTAATGACCCTTTAATTTGTCCACCACCAGTGTTTACATCATTTGCCCCATTATCAGGATATACGGGAACTGTCATACAAGTTAATGGTAGATATCTATCAACAACTAAGGCGGTTAAAATTATGAATGTTAATGTACCATTAAGTGCGGTAACAATATATAATGATACAACTTTAAGATTTATAGTACCTAAAATTTTTACAGGAGATGTTAATCTTTTAGGTAAGATTGCAATTACAACAGACCACGGAGCATTCTCAGGAAATACTTTATTCAATTATAATCCAGCTTTAAGTGGTGTAACAACATCATCACCAGGTTCATATACAAACCCTGAAGCAGCAAATAAGATACCAGCGTATTCTGCAACAACAGGTACAACTGAAACAAAACTTGATTCGTCTAATCTTAACCCACAAAATACAGGACCTATAGTTCTTAGTGCGGTGACGGATACTAAAGATTCAATTGGAAGTAACACACAATTAACAGTACAAGTTGGACCTGATGCGGGAGATTGGAAAATATACGACCAACCAGAGTTCAATTATAAAGTTATTCAAATTACACCTGGACCTGATGGAAAATATAAAGGTCAAACAGTTACAACTGTAAATGGAAGTAGATTGATAGGGTATGTTTCTGCCAACCAACAACAGTTCTCAATTAATAGAGTACAAATGTTGGACGAATTGAGACAACATCTTGACGATGAAGAATTAGAAAATTCTAAAATTTACACAAGTATTGAGCTTTATGTAAGACCTACAGACAAAGTTAAAAATCCTCAGGATGTTATTCAAACATATAACTTCAACTTATTCTTAACAGATAAAAAGGTTGGAGAACCTATTTCAAATACTATCACCTCAACAACAGGAACAACAACAGGAAGAACATTTGCTCAAAAAACAATTTCAATAATTAAAATTGGAGAATCTGATTCATTACAAGGTAATGGATGGCAGTATTTCAATATTAAAAAACCATCAGGTGGTTACATAACATTTAAGTTTGATGCTCCTGAATTTAATGAGAAATATTATGCGGACCAATCAATCGTTAATTTAAATAATGATTCAGTCACTTATAGTTCAAGTGGAGGTGCTGACACTAAATACACCAATGTGGTAACGGTAAACAGTTTAGGTGAATTCAAATTAAAAATAAGTTATTTACCATATGGTTATACATCTCCAATAGGGGGTCAAGTATTAACACAAACGGTATATAGCCCAATTTTCACTTTATAACATAACAACATATTTATATAGAAAGATTCTTATGAACATAAAAACAGCATTAGACAACTACTTAGGAAAATCTACAAGATATTCTGAAGAAGATAACGGAGATGGAACAAAACAAGTATGTGACTTAGACACAGGAGATTGTTACACCGTTAGAGAAAGAGACGGACTTATCGAAAGAGCAGGCCATCAAGTTAACGCTAACAGAAAAGTTAGAGTAGAAACATCGAGAGGAATAAAACAACTATTAAACGGATAAAACAAATGAGTTTAGATAAAAAAATATTAAGTGAGATTGAAAGATACAGAAGTATTAATCAATATATCACAGAACAAGCTGCCGATGTTGCGGCACCTGAACCAGATTTAGGAGCATTAGCACCATTACCAGGAGACGCAGGGGCGGGAGCACCTCCACCTCCAGCAGAAGCAGGGGCAGTACCTCCGCCAGCACCTGAAGTTCCAGCGGGAGCGCCGTTGGACGTAGAAAACGACCCTGACGTTGAAAAGATTGACGACGAGGGAGAATCAGAAGAATCAGGTGACGAAGGTCAAGAGTCTGAAGAACTTGATATTACTGAATTAGTCGACTCACAAAAAAGTATCGAAACCAAACAAGAGGAATATTTTAATAACTTATTTGGTCAATTGAACGATTTACAATCAAGACTTGGAGAGATGGATAACATCATGAACAAGTTAAATTCACTTGAAGCTAAGATTGAAAAATACAGAGAAAAAACTCCACAAGAAAAATTAGAGTTAAGAACTTACGATTCGTACCCATTCAACCAAAAACTTTCACAATTTTTTGATGATAAGTCAGAAGAGATGGAAAAGACTGGAAAAAATGATTATGTTTTAACAGCAGATGAGGTCAAAGACATCAATGTTTCAGACATTAAGAATTCATTCCAACCTGGTGGAGGTCCCGAACAGGACAGTTATAAAACTTCATTTAAATAATTCAAAGGTGTCGAAAGACACCTTTTTTATTTGACAAAACACATAGTTTCACCTATATTTATATAACACATTTAATAAATTAAAACTTAAAAAACATGAGTTCATTAGACGCCGTATTGGCACAGTACGAAAAATCACAAAGTTCATCGGGCGGGGCCCAAAGCAAGATGTCGCAAGACGAAAGAATGAAAAAGTATTTCGCTTTAATCCTTGGGGATAAAGAGAAGTCAGGTCAGAGAAGAGTAAGAATTCTTCCTACCACAGATGGTTCCTCACCATTTAAAGAGGCATGGTACCACGAAATTCAAGTAGGTGGTCAATGGCAAAAATTCTACGACCCAGGTAAGAATGACAACGAGCGTTCACCTTTAAACGAGGTTTATGAAGAGTTGATTGCTACAGGTAAAGAGTCTGACAAATTGTTAGCGGCTCAATACCGTTCTCGTAAATTTTATATCGTTAAGGTTATCGACAGAGACCACGAAGAAGACGGTCCAAAATTTTGGAGATTCAAACACAATTACAAGAATGATGGTATCTTAGATAAAATCATTCCAATTTGGAGAAACAAAGGTGATATCACTGACGCTGAAAAAGGTCGTGATTTAATCATTGAGTTATCTAAGGCAAAAACTCCAAAAGGTAAGGAGTACACAACTGTATCTACAATTATGTACGACGACCCAACTCCTGTTCACACAGATGCTGCACAATCAAGTGCTTGGGTTAATGACGAGTTAACTTGGTTAGACGTTTATTCTAAAAAACCTGTTGACTATCTTGAAGCTATCGCTCGTGGTGAAACACCAAAATGGGATAGTGAAAAGGGTGGATATGTTTACGAAAGTAATTCAGTGTCTACCGAGTCTTTCGGTGGTGGAACATCTAAAGCTAGTACAGCTGTAGTAGTAGACCCACAAGCAAATGACGAACCAGACGGAGATTTACCGTTCTAATTTATAACAAGGGGTGGGAACTTCCCACCCTTTAATTTTTTTTCACATGACGTTTAAAGAAGAAATTGACTTACAGTTAAGAGACAATAAAACATTGTCTTATGAATTCCTAAGTCAACTTAAAGATAAAAATTACTTCTCAGGTAGAGGTAAACAAATCGGTGATACTATTTTGTTTGGTATGTTGAAAGAAGAGGATGATAGAGGAGAAACTCATTTTAGATTAGTGACTTTCCATGAAGAAGAAATTGGAGTTTTGTATGAACAAGATGAAACATTTTATAAAGGACTAAAACAGAATAAATTACCAAACATTAAAAGAATAGAAAATGGCAATTAAGAAAAATGATTTCAAGTCCATCAAGGACAAATTCTCAACTTCCGCAAAATATAAACCACAGAGGTTTTTTGACTTAGGTCCTGACTTCTTGGATGCTGTAGGTTTGCCAGGTCCTGCTATTGGACACTTGAAT